CCCCCGACCCACGGCTTAGAAGGCCGTTGCTCTATCCAACTGAGCTACAGACTCAAATTTTATAGGTTACCTATAAAATTAAAAAGCGGGTGATGGGAATCGAACCCACGTGATCAGCTTGGAAGGCTGGAGTTCTACCATTGAACTACACCCGCTTATAGTCGGGGTGACAGGATTCGAACCTGCGACCTCTTGATCCCAAATCAAGCGCTCTAGCCAAGCTGAGCCACACCCCGTAAGTGTTATATGATTTTGTAACTCATAACAAAAATATTTTATCATATCTTGTTATGCTTGTCAATCCTTAAAAGAACTGCGGATGACAGGAGTTGAACCTGCACGTCGTAGACACTAGAACCTAAATCTAGCGCGTCTGCCAATTCCGCCACATCCGCATAGTGAGCGTGCGGGGATTCGAACCCCGGACAACTTGATTAAAAGTCAAGGAATCAAATCTACGTTAAACCGCATAAACTCTATTGTTCTCAATTTTGGTCGGAACGAAAATGGAACATTCTCGCTTCAACGTTGTTTATAATATCATATCATTTTCGACATTGCAACTACTTTTTTCGATTTTTTTTCAAAGCCGTACAAGTTTTCTTTCCTGCATATGCTCCAGACGTGTTCCATCCTAACTGTTTCCAGTATTTCTTCAAAGCCTGTGTTGTCTTTGCTCCCCAGATTCCGTCAACCGCTAATGGATGTTCGTTTGCATATATACAATTTGCGTTCAGCTTCTTCTGTAACCACTTGATCGCATTCTTGGAAGAGTTCTTTTTTACAACGCTGTATGATACTTTTACGTTATCATATTTAGGTCGTCCATATCCTGCAATACGGCTGTTACTCTTTGCGTAGGATTTCTTGCATACAGCACCACCGTTTGGTACAACGGCTGTTCCGTTAGATGTGTTACCTTCGATCGTGAACACCATCTCGTCTGTGACTGCATACACAATCCCAGTGTGGCAGATTCTTTGAGAGTTCTTGAAGAAAATCTGATCTCCAATCCGTGGTGTTTTATGCCACTGGTCATTGTTTTTGAATTTTTGTGCTGATGTTGGAGTGTATGCACTAAAGCCATGTAATAGTTTTTTTGCTACATCCCTGCCGTATGCCTGCACCATACACCAATCCACGAACATGTCACACCAATAGGCATCTGGTCCGTTAATGCCAAAGTATGCTCCGTACTTAGTGTAGTTGTTTCTACCTACGTTTTTTGTCTTGCTGTTTAGATTCTTGTTGCTTTTCTTCTCTAAGTATCCAACTTCTCTTTTGGCTACTGTAAGAAGCTTGTCTACCGTATTTGCCATATTAGTCCTCCTTGTATTCGATTACCTCAGCAATATCCGTCTTATTCTTTGCAAGCTCGCTATCCCCGATTCCCTTTGTTGTTGGGTCCACCAATACCCCGACAGTCACTAAGATATTAAGAATAATACCTACAAGCTGTGATACTGCATCCTGTGCGATTGGTGCTGTGATACCTAAGATTCCTAGAATCTGATAGATAAATGCAATTAAGGAAGAAGCCAATGCTACCAATGTTGCTTTATTCTTGAAACGTAATTTAAGATTCATAATTTCTCCTTTCGTTTTGTGGAAATATATGTTAATATGTATTTGAAGATTTTTTCATACTTAATCTTCAATTTTATACTTTCCCCCTACAGTTTGTAGGGGGATTTTTTATACTTGATAAATTTTGCTTTTGTCTATTTTATAACTCTAAATTTTCAACCTTGTTAAGATGATTACTAACATCAGCAGTTAATACTAGATTTCCAGATATATAACAACTTGTCTGAGTTGCAGATACAGTGATGTCTTTTACTGTATTATCCCTGACAATGTTATCAATCAAATTTAAATTCGTTGTTTTTTGGCTAATATTAATTCCAGTTTTATTTCCTATAACCACATTGTCTTTGATTGTAACATTTTCAAATGATGTCTCAAGAATCCCCGGTTTTTCGTTTCCTAAGCAAATTCCATTTCCTGTATTATTTCTTATCAAATTATTTTGAATAACGATTGATTTATTTTGGTAATCGCTGAAAAATCCACCATTTGCATTTTCGTATGCCTCATTACCGTCGAATATAACGTGTTGTCCACCACGCACTCCAAAACCGTAATTTCTGCCATTTCTGCAAATATTATTTGCAATAATCACTCCTTTTGGATAGGTAGGTGTTCTATGTGCTGCATCTCCGAATACATGCTGATCCTCTAGAAAGATTCCAAAATGTCCGCAGTTATCACAAATGCAGTTTCTCACAATAAAATTTTCATTTTCCCATGCTCCTGTTCCAATTCCAACTCCTGCACCCCCGGGGCTGTTATCTGCATGGATGCGTCCAGACTCGTAACAATAAATAGAGTCGATTACAACATTGTCAAGGAAATCAATTCCAAGAGATGTAGCAGGAGTACCAATTAATCTTAAGTCACGCCATACGCTGTTTTTAACATATTGATAAAAGAATGCCTTGCCATCACTTGAATATGTATCTATCGTACACTCTTCGCCATTTACCGTAAAATTTCTATAAGTACATCCCTCGATTGGAATTTTGTTTGTTGCACTGTTATAGCCAAACATACAAACACCCTGTGAGCTATGTCCTGTCATTTTAAACACCGAATCCGTTAATGATTCCCCAACAATAGACACGTTACTTTTTGCTTTTATGCAACATTTACAACCACCAGTTCCCTCGATATATTGTCCTTTTGATGTATCGAATTTATATGTACCTATTGGAACGTAAATCGTTCCACCACCATTTTGTGACAATTCATCGACCATTTGTTGAAATTTCAAAGAATTATCATCTGCATCCTGTGTGATTCCATAATCAAGCACATTATGATACATACCCAAAGCATCTCGCATCTTCAAAAAGTTTGCTTCCACATTTTTATTTAATGTTTCAACTGTCTCGAATCCATTCAACCAATCATTTAATGTTGGTTCCTCTTTTAACCATAAAATTGATAGTTTCTCTTTGTTAGTCCATGTATCATTATCCACACCAAACCATCCACAATTTTCTTTACCAACTTCACAATAAATCATCTGCGTGCCACTTAATTGACTTTTTTCAAAGTATTGATTCAACTCCGTACAATCAAATTTACGACATTCTGTCCATGGGTAGTTACTTGAGCTTGCTTTTTCTGGATAGAACCATAATTGTACCGTTTTATCTTTCGCAGTTCCAATGCATTGAGAAACATCATAACCGTAAATACTCCAATTATTTATACCGGATTTATATGGTGCATTAACACTCCCAAACTGTCGTCCTTGTAATCTCGTTTGCATTATCATATAAATGTATGGTGTCCCAACTTCAAACGGAATCATATAGTTTCTTCTAATTGCTGACTCATTTTCTGCATTAGCATCTCCTGTTGGAGTGTAAAAATGAAATTCTTTTTTATCAATAAAATCAATCTTATCTCCAGTGACCGCTTTATCTGCAATTTTCGATGTTGTGATAGAACCATCAGTTACTGTTGCGTTTTTTAAAGATTCCTTCAATGAACCAATTTCTTTTCCAACTACAGCCGAATCCGCAGGCTTATCTGATTGTGTAAGTGTTTTATCTGTGTCTACCGCAGCCGAATTATAAGTACCACCAGAAGTCCAAGCTGATGTATTAGCATCCCAATAGTACCAATTGTCTTTTATATAACCACTTTCTTCTCCGTGGTAGACATATGTTCTTGTCTTATCCGTCATTTGAGATACTGTTGTTGCAATGTTGGGGCTACCAACTTGCCCCATAATCGCAGACCACGGTACTTTTTGTAAATCTCCTTTACCCACCAAGCAATACATATCTGCTGTCGGATTAGACAACAGTGGTAAATCACCTATCTTTGACATTTGCATCCACCTCTTTTACTTCTACACCAGACTTCTCTAAAAACTCTTTCAATGCTTTCTGGTCTTTAAACTCGATTTCTTTTTCAGTAGGTTGCTCCATCATCCCTGCATACAGCCTGTTTTTCTGCATCAGCACATCGTTATGTACCTTAATCAAGGCCATTTCCACAACGTCCAATGTGGCATCATTCTGCATTGCTTCTGTGATGATTGTATTTATTTTTGTGCTAAGATTTTCCGACAGTACGGAAAACGTCATATCTATGTTCATATGTCCTCCTATTTTGAATAATTGGTCAGTAATCCTTTTGTAAAGATAAGCTTTCCGCTTACCATTGATTTTATTGTTCCGTTTGAAGTAGCTGTTATGCTTTTAACAATTGGTATCTCTACCGTTTGACCAACGCTAATTTCATTCGTTCCACCATCTTCGTTGTAATCTGTTACTGCAAGAGCCGGAGAACCAAAAACGATAATGCTTTTTCCATGCAGTGCCATTCCATAATTGTTTTTGTATACTGCACGTCCAGACATAAACGCCGTCCTTTCTCCATTCCTCAGTATTTCGACCCAACCATGATTTAAACTAGATGTATATACATTGTCCACATTCGAGCATATTCCACTGAATGTTCCAGATGCAGCCTTTAACTCCCCACTGAATGTTCCAGTGACTCCCTCTAGCTTACCTGTAAATGTTCCACTCGCTGCCTTAAGTTCGCCACTAAATGTACCTTTTGTGGCATTGATACCGTCTTTGTCCCATGTACCGATAACATTATTGTTCTCGTCATACATTTTAAGAACACCATTACCGTTGTTCTTTCCACCAAGTCCAAGCTCTCCGCCTTTGGCATAAGTGAAAGAAATATACAGTTGATCGCCCTCTTTGTAGATACCTTTAATCGCTCCGTTATTCGTCAGCAAGTTAAATATCTGTTCGTGGGTAAGTGCTTCAACATCCATAACCAACGGTATGGATTCCTCATCCAGTACGGTCTTTTTATCCGCTGTATACAGCCTGCATCGTATATACAACACATCTTTCATACTCCGCTTGCTGACCACAATCATACTTCCTGCATTGGTTGTCAGATAATCTCCTGTCTTGACCTCTAAGCAATTATAGAAAGAATACGTCAATGAACTTTCAACACTTGAACTTTCATAAGTCTTTGCCCATGTCTTGCCATCTTTCGATTCTTCTATCACAAAGATTCCTTGATATTCAACTTTCACTGAATTTGTGCCATCTCTGTAATATGCCTTAAATGTCATTTCATCTGGTGTTGTACTTCCATCCTGTGCTTTTTTCAGAATGTTTATAGATGGTTCTAGCAGATACACTCTCCCCGGACTACCATCGCGTATCTTTGCGATATTAAACCGCTTTTTAGTTGTGTATGTCATATATGTCGCTGTAACATCTATCCATCCAGTGTCTGTTGTGAGGCTTGACACGGTATATACTTTGCTAGATGAATCAAATGTACCGTTTACACCGTCAGATTTTGCAAACGAAAAGGTAGTATCTTTTGTTACGTCCGTCTGTCCCCAAAATGTCTGTACTGTAATTGTTACTTTTGGAAATTTCACATAATTTCCCTCGTGATCTACACTAACACCTTGGTATTCGTTATCCATCTTAAGGATTAGATTTCCTGCCTTTTTTATATCCTCAATTTCTTCGGTTAATTTCTTTCCACCGATAGAAATGTTGTCTCCGCTGATAACTACCTTGCCGGTATCCATATCAACTTGAAAGATAATGTTTCCTGCACTATCTTTGACAGTAATTGCACCAGTATTGATATAATCTGCGTCAATACCCTCTGCATATAGCAATCTTGTTATCATTTCGCCTGTGATTGTAAAGCCATATGGATAATTTTTACCGCCATCCGTGGAAAAACCGATTGCATCTGATGTTAACTTAATAACATTTCTTGATTCAGCAAGTGACCTCTTATCATGCAGATAATAAATACTAGAACCGTCTGGTTGCTTTTCCTCTGTTGAATACAAACCGCTACCGCTTTCAAGTGTTTCATTCAGCTTTTTTATTGCAATTTCACGATCTGTCTTTTCACGTTCAACTAATTCTTTCCCTTGAATCAGTGCTTTTTGTTCGCTTGACGTGTAATTACTTTGATTTCTCATTGGAGATTCTGCACTGTTTTGTAGTGTTGTATACCCAAAGAATACAAAGTTTACATCTGTTAATACTGAATAGAAACTTTTCCCTTTCCAGTCTGTGACTTTTATCTTGTCCATAAACTCAGCAATTGGATAAGATATGTAATCCATCGTAAATCCACGGAATGTCACTGCTTTAAATTTGTCATAAACCCAAGAAACAAGTGTTTCTTCATGTCCTTTTACAAGTGGATTCTCCAAAGATAAGATATAGCTGTCTGCACCTACTTTTACAGTTTCTTCAACATCTTCTTCATTCTCATTTCCCTCTTCGTCAGTTGTAACTTTTTTGACAGTACGTGTCATTTGCACGCCTGTTACCTGCACATCATTTGTATCATTCGTCAGAGTGTTGTAATCGGTCAAAGTATGAACATTACCGCTATTGTAATTAAAATCATAGGTCATTATCTGTAAATGTCCTGTACGGTCAATTCTTGCGTTTCCGCAGGCAATCATAGCTATAAAACCTATAATTTGTCGGTGTGTGTACTCGCTAGACGGCATGGATGGTATCTGGAAGTCATTATGTAAAAAGTTACTATCTCCAATCAAGATACCGCAGGTATCACAACTATCAATTAACACGCTCTTTGCTGTCGCAGGGAATGTCAATGTTGTGCTGTATGTCTTATCTGCTTTATACATATCATCGTATCCAACAATCGTTACAACACTTCCGTAGGTTTCTGGTTGAGTGACGGTAAATGTACCGTATTCAATTTTTTCTATCGTTGATGATAATTCAAATGTCAGATAAAGTCTGATTTTTGCTCCAAAGAAATCATAATCAGATAAGTGATCATCGTCATTCATGATTTCTAACTGTGCGTTTCTGCTAAGGGCAACTCCTAAAGGAATAGAGTTTGCCCCTGCAGAATCAACCAGACTATTGTTATCTATTGAAAAATCATCCTCTGTCAGTTCTAGGACTGTTCCATTTGCAAGTGTAACTTCTGCATACTCTTTAAAGTCCTGTCTCTCTGACATAAGTTCTTTAAATTCGTTACTTACATTTATCATAATGGGTCAATCCTCTGTGCATTAAAAGAGAAGCTTTCAAACTTTTCTTCTCCGTCTTTCAATGTTCCAAATTTAATATCAGACACCTGTCCTACATAAAATGTATCGTCTCTCCATTTACCATAATATGGGCTGAAATAATGCAACTGAAATTTTGTCTTTTTATTGCTTTTACTGTAAACAATCATTTGCATTATCTCTGCTACATCTTTTGCAGGTATATCAGTCGCAGTATAAGGAAATCTTTCGATTGTAAACATTGGTGTAAATTTACCACTTCCAGACTGCGAACGTGTAGAACCTTGCGTATAAGTTGTTTCATATGCTGCAGAACTTCCACCATCTGGCTGAAATATTTTCTTACCATTGATTTTTATATAATCTTGTGCCATATCTACTCCTTTCTACGCAAGTACAAATGGATTTTGTCCATTATTCATCTGTCTTAATTTTGCTTCTGTAATCATTTCGTCAAATAATGTTCTACGATTAATCTGTGCTGTGAACTGATAGTTTCCGCCATTATTACTTTCAATCTTGATGTTAGATAATTCTTCTTTCATGATTTTTCTTAATAATGCTTCTGGTGTTTCGATATTGGTTCCTCGTTTCTGGTCTCCTAATACTGCCATAAACGGTGCATTTGGTGGGATAACCGCACCTTTTGCAAGATATGGTACTCTTGAGAAAGATACTGTTGATAGGTTGAATCCTACAGATTTTCCACCAACACCAGGTACCCAATCTGGGATGCTGATATGGAAGTTATTAAGTGCATGGACCATTGCATTAATGCCACTCTGTACCGCTCCAATCATTGTATTGATAAAACCGATAATCGCATTAACTGGTGTTTTAACTGCATTTTTAATCCTTTTCCATACAGATTCTGTTTTTGTTCTAATGCTATCCCAAACGCCTTTTATCTTTGCTCCGATGGAATTAATTTTATTTCCAACGATTTCAAATGCTCCCTTGAATCCATTCCATGATTGTTTTGCTTTCTCTGCAACATTTCCTGCGGATTCTCTAACCTTGTTCCAAGCACCTCTTATTTTATTTCCAATAACTTCAACCTTTTGTCTTACTGCATCAAAAGCTGATTGCAGGTTTTCCCAAGCACCTTTAGCTACTTCGTAAACCTTTAACGCCGCGGCTTTAATCTTATCCCAGTTCAATACAATCAGTGCCACACCTGCGATAATTCCAAGTATCAATAATCCGGTCGGACTAAAGATAACTGTACCTATTGTGCTTAATATGCTACCTAAACCAGAGACAAGTGTTGTTGCTCCTGTGGATAAAACTTTGGCTATTGTTCCGCCTGCGGATAAAATCTTAGCAAATCCGCTGCTTAAAGCTGTTTCTACAATTCCAACAATTCCAGTTTTGTCGTTAATTATTTTTGCTATAAAAGACAATAAAGACTGATTTGCAAACAGTGTTGTAAAGGCATTGGATAATTTGATAGCACCTATTGCTGTTGCTAATGCAAGTCCAAGCTTTCCTGCTGTTGTGCTTGCAAATCCAGAAATCAGACCTCCTAAAACATTTGCTATGATGGTAAATACTTGACTAAAGATTGTTCCCCAATCAATGCTGCTTAGAAATGTTCCAATTCCTTTTCCAAGTCCATTCCAATCAGTGTTTTGTGCAACACTAGCGAACACGCCTAATAGACTTGTCACTGCATTGCTTAATGTTTGTCCTGCCGTTGCCCAATCAATTCCTTGAATCATAACATTAAGACCATTAGTGATGTTCTTTGCAATTCCAGACCAATCTACTGTCTTTACGAACGCTCCTAACGTTGCAAATGCTCCGTTGATTCCTTTTACTAAGGTGTCAGCTATCGTTGTGAAATTAACTTTATCAAAGATTCCATTAACAAGATTTCCTAGAGATGTTCCAAGTTCTTCCCATCCTGTCAATCCAAGATTGCTTTTTCTTGACATATCAGAAACAAATCCGTTAAAGATATTCCATGCAATCATAAATTTGTTTCCAAACAGATTTCCTAAGTTGGTCCAATTTACCTCATTAACTAACCCACGGAATCCGACTGAAAATTTCGTTCCAAGATTTTTCCAGTCGATACCCTCAATTAAGAGATTCATTGTATTGACAAGTGTATTAATACCGGCACCTACAGTTCGTCCGAGCAAATCCCAGTCAATGTGATCTACAAGACTATTGAACGTCCGTGTAAATGCATTTACAAAATACGTTATCTTCGGTCCTACATTATTCCAATTGATAGCATCATAGATTTTTTGCAATCCTTTATTGATACCGCTTGCAATATATGCTCCAAGTCCTTCCCAATCTTCGGCTTTAATCAGCTTTCGAATTTTATCTGCTATCCCTTTGATAGAACTAGCAATTGGCACTTCTTGGAACATATCCGATGGACTAAGTCCACCACCGCCACCACCTACGCCACCGCCACCGCCGGTACTAGGTGTTGTGTCAGAATCGTCTTTGTTCTTTTTCTGGAACTGTCTGATTTCATCAAGACCAGATAGATATGTCTGGTTCTCTTTGTTTGCTTTCTTTGTGGCATTGGCGTTTTTCTTGCTTGCTTTCGCTGCATCATTCGATGCCGATGCTGTACTTCCTAAAGATGCAGCATAGTCTTGTTGCACCCCTACAGCTTTTGTAAATGTCTTTTGCCCTGTCAGTGCTGCAATAAACATTCCTACATAGGTTAATGCCTTTGATATTAAGTTAATCAACGTAACTAATGCAGGAGCTATCGCTGTAAGAATCGGACTAAACGCCGTTGCAAAACTGTTTTTTAATCGTGTCAGTGCCGACATCAAAGATGATAGTGCTGCATTTGTGCGATTGGAATACTGTGCTAGATTCTGCATACCGCTTGCTACCGCAGCATTGACTTTACCAATCATTCCAAACACGGTCGAATATAAGATACTCATACCAACCATTCGACCAATCGAAAAACGTGCATTATCAGCACTTTGTGATGTATTAAGGAAGCTTGTTACAAGACTTCCAATTCTCTTTCCAACACTAAGAGCGGATGAACCAACTTTTTTTAATGCATTTCCAAGCTTGCTAATACCACTTGATAAAAGTGTTGCAAGTATTCTTGTTTTGCTTAATTTTCCGTTTGTTTCCGCTACTTTGCTTCCGATATTGGTGTAAGATGAACCAAGTTTTCCATTTGTTCCAACAAGGCTTCTTTCTTTTGCATCAGTCTTAGATATTTCCTTATTTAATGCATTTAAGGCTTTCTCACTTTCTTCTGATGCTGTCTTTGCGTAATTTCCTGTAATCGGTGCAGTACGTACTTTCTCTGTTTGTTGTGCGGTTGTTGTTCCACTGTCTAACTGCTTTTTCTTTACCAGTAATTCGTCATATTGTCTGCCGAGCTTTTCTGCAGCACTCTCCAATGCTAAAAACGCAGGAGAAGAAGTTGCATTCTGATTTCTTGCAAAGATTTCTTGCTGTGCCGTTGCTACCTGCTCAAACTGTGTATCAAGACGTTGCAAGGAATCTTCAAGAATCTGATATGCTGTTGTCTTGATATTTGAATTGCTGATTTCATCCTGCAATTGTGTTGTTTGTCCTAAATCGGTGTTTAAGGATTCAACACTCGTTTCTGTACCTGTGATTTCTGCATTTAATTTTTGTAATGCTTTTGCACTCTCTTCGCTTGCAAGACCTGTTCCACCAGTAAGCTTTGCACTTTTAGGTAGACCACTGTCTGTACTCGCTGTCGGTGCTTCTAACTGCTTTTTCTTTGCAAGAAGTTCTTCGTATTGCTGATCTAGTTTAGCCGCTGCACTTTCCATAGCTTGAAACGCAGGAGAAGATGTTGCACTCTGATTTCTGTTAAATATATCCATCTGTGCTTTTTCTAACTCTGCAAGCTTCTGTCCTGTACTTTCTATAGCTTTATCTAACGTATCTAGTGCATTAGATTTAATATCTATGCTTTCTAGCTTCTTTTCCGCCTGTGCGGTCTTTTCCAGTTCATCAGCCACAGTCTTTGCTTTTTCTTCGAAAACATCCATACCTTTTGTATCTGGTGCTTTTATACCGCCACTTATGGCTTTTTCCATTGATTTTCCAATGGTTTTTACTTGATTGGATAAACGTTTTAAAAGGGATGCAATTTCTTTCACACTTGCTTTTGCTTCGGTTGTATCAATCTCTGTTTTGATATAAATACTTCCATCCGCTTTTTGTGTAGCCATTCAATCACGCCCCTTTCCCATTCAGTAAATCGTTCAAACGTTTCTGTTCTTCTAATTCCTCTTCGGAATATTTAACATCTAGGTCAATAAGCGTTTTATTTTCTTTGTAGAACTCTCTTTCCCAATCTTCCAGTTTCTTTCTTTTCGCCTTTTTCATACGAACATTAAGAATCTGTGAGAAAAGGGATTCTCCAATTTCCATATAAGCACCTAAAAAAGTCCACCAGTGTAAATACTGCATAGCTCGTATTTCTTTTCCAAGTACACGGTTAACAGATGGGATGATAACTGGTGCATCATGTTCCCAATCCATCACATGAGGTTGTTTCTTCCCATCGTCTTTGATACCCATGTCAATAAATTCGATGGCTTTTTCAATAGCTTCTTCATAGTCTTGTGGTGGCATATTTCCAAAATCAACGTATAAAATGGTAAGGCAAACAATCCACTTTTCATCGTTCTCAAAGTCTGGGTCATTAAATGTTTTTAAAATGTCCAGAACTGCACGAAAATCTGTGCGTATTTCATAATCTATGCCACCAACTACTATGGATGTAGGAAGTTCCCAAACTTCCATTATTTATTTGTGATATTTAGACGTTGCCCTTTTAATTTTCGCCTGTTTCTTTTTGATTCTCTGGTCTGTTACCTGCTCAATAACGTCCGCAATCTCAACGATGATATTCTCAATAAAGAAATCTCCACTTTCCGTTAATGTCAGTGGATTGCAGATAGCGAATACAGATTTAGAAGCTTTAGAGTTGAGTAAGTAATCAATCTGTTCTTCTAATCTGTCGGATAATTCCAGAATGTCTTTTTCTGTTGCATCTTCTGGTACTTCCATCTTTTCAAGGTTTGCAACTACCTCTTCGTATCTTCTAATGATATTTAAATCAACAGGATTGAAAGAAAATCTTCCAATCTCTGTATCATCTTCATTGGTCAGTACCACATTTAAGGCACCGGTTTTGACTTTTCTTCTTAATTCTTCCATTTTTTAACCCCTATTTCCCTGTGCTAGATGTATTTACTGAACTTGTAGCTGCTGTAAATTTACCTGTTTCAACGTTGTAAGTACCTTTTGTACGTTCTCCAACATAATTGACGGTAAACGGAATCTGATAACCAGATGTATCCCCACCGTAAGATGTAGGTGTTACATAACATTCCTGCTGATATGCTTCATAAGCTCCACTTGTAGCTTCTTTCCACATATGCACTTCTACGGCGTTTGTCTTTAAGTTGTCGTCTGTGTAACGATTATCAACAATTTCCTGCAATTTCTGTGATAATACAGAGTCAGCTTCTGCATAATAAGGGTCAGCTTCAGAAGATACTTCATATCCATTATGCTTAAATGTTGATTCTCCGATGATGTTTTTAGATGTTTCTGTGTCTGGATTCAGTTCGACATTGTATTCTTCTAAGTCTTTTCCTAGACGTTCATAACCAGATGTTCCGCCACAAAGTGAACCAGAATCTAAGAAATGAGCCATATATTTACGTGCAATTTTGCCTGTTGTAACTGCCATTTTGATTCTCCTTTATCTTTTCAAGGTTAGTGATCTGCTCCATAATGCAGACCAGTTAATGTGTTATCTATCTATCAAAGTCATTTTGGTATCGGGCAGATATGTTGATTGCCCAATTCTCAGACTTGTTTTCGTTTGTGCTGTCCAAATATGCAGGTGTCTGTCTGTCAATCGTTAAAAACTTTCGATTGCCTGTCAGAATCGGATATTCTTCTAGCTTATATGTATTGTTTTTAATCGTGATTGTTTGTTTTTCTAACCATTTGCCAAGGTTGTCCAACCACTCCTTAATGTCTGCTTTTCTCTTTGGTTTTGTACCGCTTGCACGACATATCACGCAAAACGGATACAGACATACCTGTGTGACGTGTCCTGTGATACTCTCTTTTTCTGATTCAATCACTGCACCGCTTACTGGGAACATTGCTTTTCCGCTTGCATCATCTAATGTAGAAAATGCAATTTCTTCTCCCTCTCTTAAATCTGGGAACTGATTTACAAGTTCTTGTAGTGCTGTCGTGACTACGTCAAAGCCGTCAATGTCGTACTTGACTGGTTTCTTTTCTTCTGCCATTAACTTCCTCCTGCCTGCTTCTTAACATGAGTAACCCATGCTTTACCGTGATTCTTCTTTGCTGTTTCAAACCATTTTGGAGTTGCTTTTGGATTGGAATAGGACAGGTCTTCTTTTGCATTGGTATGTCCTGCAAATTCAGAAACAAGAACCTTTCTTGCCCCTTTTCTTGCCCATGGAGAACCTGTTAGTTCATCAACCATGCCTTTTCCATAGTACAAGAAACGCCCCATCGGTCCAGTACCTGCACACACCATTCCAGTACCTGCAAGAGAAGTGCTTTTTGCTCTCGTTACGTTAATGAATGTACCTGTTTCATGTGGCATATAAGGGACCATATCGGTCATAATTTGACTATCTAGCCAAAACTGAGCATGCTGTATCTGGTCGTCAAATCTTTCAAGACTGATATTCGCAATCATGTTAGATGTATTTATATTGACATTTCCTAATTTCTTTTTAGCCATGTAACCACCTACTTCGCCATAACTTCAAAATGCGGAATAATATCATAAAAAGTACTGCCAGTGATCGCAAAGACATAATCATACTTAAGTTTCATCTCTTCGTAGAATCCGTCAATATAATCATCGTCTGCAATCGGCTCTTCGTTCTCCCACTCTCCAACAATAAAAAAGTCAAAACCATTAGCCTTAGAACTAAATGTAAGTGTCTGTGGTAACTTATCATTTGCCTGTTTAGACCATTCTTTAGGCGGTAGCCATAATTTACTACCAACCATCTTTTGACCGTCTTTTAGGCTATACTGTACATTTAATACAGCATTGTCCTGTGAGTCAGAACCGTACTTTGCAATGATACTTGCTTTATCCATGTTAAGATTGCAATTATGCAAAACGGAGGGATACCATGTATCGCCCTGCTTACTCTCATATCTATTGAAAAGTGTAATTGTGTCGTTATACATCGTATCCCTCCGCTTATAATGCACCTGCTCTTTTAAAAACTTTAAAAATCTTTTTAGACTGTAAAGCAAACCAGTCAATCATCTCTTCGTTATTTGCCCAACAATCTGTGTTGCAGGACTGTCCATCTAAACCACTTTCGTATAAGAAAGCGTGCATAATCTCATGCCTAAGCACACTTTTTTGAACCGATTCAATGTTATCCACAGAATCAACACTTTTTTCAAGAATTGCAACGACTATTGTTTTATTTGAATAATCGCAATAACCAGACAATTCTTGTAGTTTTTCATCTTCGTTCTCGTGTCTGAATCTGATTTTATATGTAGTTCCTAAAACATTTACTTTACAATCTTTCATAAATACTCCGTTGGGTACATTCCCATATACAATAAATTTACTCCGTTGGCATCTGCGACACCCGATAAGTAGTCTCTTATTGTGTCAGAGTATAACTGCTTTTGTGCTTCTTTATCCGCTAGACACTTATCTATCAATGTAGCCGTACCTGCGTTATTAGAAGTCACATAACTTATACTCTCGTTTCCTGCACTCTTAGATGCTACCTGCTTACTCATCACAGTTCCATCTTCTAATGTGATATAACCCTGTGATGCTTCAACTCTCGTTTCTGCCTGTTCAATCTTATATGTGATTGACAGAAGTTCGCAAACACATCTTTTAACTGCTTCTGCATCATCTTCATCTGTTGGAAAAGCAATCTTAAGCTTTTTAACATTATCCACGCCTGTTGTGGCATTATCTATCTTCTTGCAAGAATCCCAGACCAGACGATTAAAGTCTGCTTCTGGGATTGTTTTCTCTCCAAAAAGGGTTTTGTAATATTCATAGTCAATGTACGCCATGAAATCACACTCCTTTTTATCCGTTGGATTTAATAACACCCATGCGGATATTCTTCTGGTTAAATGCTAAGGACCAGTTTGCTTTAGCTCCTAACTCTGCATTTGTAGGAGACTCTTTTGCAATCTTGTTAGCATTGATAGAAAATCCGTTAGGATGTAATACATAACCCTGTTTTGTATACAGCTTTTCGATACCGGCAGATGTTTCTGGATCATAGTCTGTATAATAAGGATTTTCATAGTTTGTCTTATCACAAGTCAATACTGAGCCTGTACCAAGCATATAAGTTTTGTATACTGGGTTTGTTCCTGCTGTATCAACTGTAAATCTGTCTGTTACCAGTGGGATAAATCCACCGATTGTAGGAAGATTTACTTCTCTTTCTACTGCGTTAGCAATAGTGTATTTGTTGTAGTCAACAAGTCCCATTGCTTTGTACTTTGCATAAATGTAAGAGTTTAATACAAGTAATCCCATCTTGTCAGCGGAATCTCCTAAAGCTTTCTGCTGTGCAAAGATAAGTGTTGTATCGTCAATTTTGTTTACATCTCCAACAGTACCCTCGCCAGTTAAAGATAAGTCTGTAATATGGTTTTCCATACCAGACAGACTTAAAACTGCATCAACTGTAGCCATTAAGTCACGTGTTCTTACCTGCTTATAAAAGCTTGCAACAGAGTTTGCAACATGAGTCATAGGGTCGGCACCTGTTAACTCTTTTGTAAAGTCTTTTGCTTTCCAAGCTTTCATTCTCTGAATTAACATGCAAGTCTGTTTCTTTCCTGTAATTTCAACAGGCGTATTATCTGTTTCTCCATCGTTGTTTAAAGCCTGTGAGTCCTGTTCATCAATCGGTGTATAGAATGGAATTGTTGCGATATTTCCTTTTTCTCCGATTAAATCCATGATTGTATTGTCCTGTGCTAACACACCAGATGCAATAATTGCATCGTTCCATGTTGGGTTTTCTGACATAAACTCAGAAAAAACCTCTGGGTCAAAATCAAAACCGCCAAATCTTCCTGTTCTTGGCATAAAAAAAGTCCTTTCTACCCTAAATAAGAATAGATAAGGACTTATCTTTGTCCCATCTACCTACAACTATTAAGGGATTTTAGGTTAGCGGCTCACTTCCATATTGTGAGTCGGTATTATCTATCTGTCGTTTAATAAGGTTGCATAGTAGTCTGGGTCCTCTGCCTTAAGCTTCATTCTGTCGTCTAAAGACATTTCCCTTAACTTCTGTGTTCCCTTTTTCTGCTCTCCGCTGTTGAACTTAGTTGTAAAACTTGGGATTTTAACATCTGGTACTTTCTTTTCATCAACCAAGATGTTCTCAATTGGTTTCCCATCTTTAGTAGTAAGTTCTTTAAATACATCTTCTGCATTTTTCCCATTCTCTTCTTCTAACTTCTGAATCATCTGGGAACGGATAGAGTCTTCTGTGATTGCATTTACAAATTTTTTATCAGATAAGAAATCTTTTACCTTGTCTCTTAACTCTGTCTGCTTAGCTTCTTTTGCTCTTGCTTCTTTTTCGTCTGCAAGCTCCTGCGTTAATGTTGTAATCTTATCCTTAAGACCGTCAACATCTTCTTTCTCTAATTCGGCTAATCTGGTCTGTACATCGTCTAAAGATATTTTGTAGTCATCTTTTTTCTTTACCTGTTTATCGTAGTCAGCTACAGTCTTGTAATTTTCAGACATCTTCTTTTTCAGATCGGACTTTTTGTCCTCTGGTACTTCGATTCCTAATTCTGCTAAAATCTGTTCGTAATTCTGCATTGTATATCCTCCTATACGATATTTGTATACCGCTCGTCTGCGGTAATGGATTAAGACTTATATACCTAAGTCAAGGTAAAAGAAATGTGGGGACTTGAACCCCACTCGAGCCTCGAACTCTTTTCCTGTCGTCATGTAATCAAAAACGCTTAAAAAACTCTGTACTTACAAGGAGGCTGTAGCAAATCTGCATAATTCCTACATATTTATTGTAAACCCTAAAATATGCCGTTTCAATACCCTCTTTTTTTACATTTCCGCAAGTTTCTTTATCTGTCGCTGTATCTCTTTTCTCTCGTCCATAAAGTCGGAATCAATAACCATAGAAGAAAGCATATCATACACTTCCACCATCAATCTACCGACCGATTCCATAAGCTTATCACGGTGTCCTTGATCTCCGTTTTCTTTGTATGCCATTTTAGCGCTTAAGTAGTTGTCATACAATGCATCTATATTTTTATCATACTTGCCATTGCTGTACTTCTTAATAAGATTTTCTCCTGCATCCATGACGGTTTCCGCTATGTCTCCATGCTCCATCTTTTCCAGATTGCATAATGTTGTTGTAATCTTATACATTGCATCAAGATTAGATGTTGTGAGCTGTTTTAATGCTGAGTTTTTTTCTCTTTCTAGCTGTTCTTCCAGAACATGTTTGATTTCACTCATAATTTGACCCCCTTAAGCTTCTTTTTGTATTTCTCATGAATGCAGTCCTGTGTCTCTGTAATATACACCATGTCGTATCCTACAGAGATTAGATCAGTAACCATCTTTTCAACTGTTTCTAGCTCTTTAGATACGTCTTTTACCAGACATTCTACAAATAGTGCATCCGATACGTTTCCGTTCGTTCTAAGTTGCTGTGCGTACTTCTCATAGGCTTCTTTTGTCTCTTTCTCCCAGTTGTGATACTCTATAAAGCCATCCTCTACGGCTTTCTGCTTTGTGGATTTTCCGATACTTAGTCTACTGGCTGTATACCAAGAGTCGGGAATCACTTTTATAGTACCGCTAAAAGAATCTTTTAAAAGCTTGCCGTGATGATCTACAAAATACCTGCATATTTCACGTCTCTCCAAGCTTTCTGTAAGAAACTGGTATTCATGTAATCTTTTGTAGCCTTTCAAACCTAAGAAGTTGAAATAGTCTGCCATTTGACCGTGTATCATCATAGCCGCTACATATCTTTTGTTGATCTCGTCAAAGATATCTTCTGTTTTTGTTACTTCAAGATTGTTTGTAAATTCAATCATGATCGCACCTCCTTAAGAGATACGCTTTATAATAATATTCGCATCTTTTACTATTGCCGTTGTTGTTCCTACATTTCCGATGCTTACGATTAAGCTACCGCCAGATGGTACAGTTACAACCGTTGTTGCTCCCACGTTCTGAAATGTGTTCGCTGTAACTACTGTATAGTCCATTTCTGTTCCACCAATAGCTTCTCCGTTAAGCTCTACAGCAAGTGCCGTTGCTCCTGTTGCATTAGCGGATACATTTCCGTTAAATTCTACCTCTACAGTCATAGGGCAGTTTGATCTATTCGTTAACGTAAACAGACCAGACCCCTCTACATGATTCAGCCACCCATAATTACAAGTACAACGTCTGCTACTATATCGTGTATTCGCAAATAGTACGTTTACACCACTGTTTACATCCTGCTGTGCTACATTTACCGCATTTAACATAATTTTCCCTCCTAAACAAAAATAGGATGCCGAACCCGACACCCTATCGTCAATATATTGCTAGTCTACTTAGTAGATATGGATTCTCCAACAAGCTTTGAATTATTTACACATTTACACTTCCGCAGTTGCAACCACCGTATGCATACCCATTATAGGATACATAAGGACTTGCTGTAATGTATGCAGGTGTTGGGAATGGTCTAACAGCATCCACAATGTTCTTAGTCTGTGATACCTGCGAAATCTGGAAGTTAGATAACTGTAAGTCTCTATCTCTGTCCGCAAGTTTATCTCTAAGATTCTGGATTGTGTTGTCCTGCATCAACTGGCGTGTAGCCTGTCCGTCTGCGAGGATTGTTTCCTTAATATCACAGCAACACTGTGCCATCTGTGCCTGCATATTCTGGGCCATTAAAGCCGCATCATAGCGGTTCTGTAACACTTCTTTCTGTGTTTCACAGCAACAAGCCTGCTGTTGTGCCTGCATCTGCTGTAATCCTAACTGTGTTGTGTATCTGCTTTCTAATACGTCTCTCTGTGTCTGACAAGCTGTATTAGATACGTTCTGGTTTGTATTGAAAATATCTCTCTTAACAAACTCATCGGATAAGAAAGCATTTTCGCCTGCGGTCGTTGCGGTATCGTTATTTCTTCCCCATCCGTTACCACAGAAAAGGAAAGCAATTAAGATAATCCAAATCCACCAACCACCGTTGCCGAAGCCGTTATCATATCCGTCATTTTTTGTCACTGCTGCTACATCTGCCGCAGTGAGTCCCATTGCTTCATTCATTGTTGTTGTCCTCCATAAATTTATTTACCAAGCTGTGCACCGCTTAATATCTATTTGTTCACTTTGTCCACAATATCCTGTGGATTCATGCCCTGCTGTTGGCATAGGCTATTAAACACTTCTTGTGGGTTCTTTCCCTTGCACATTTCCATTGCCTGCTTGATCGCAGGGTTTGTCTGTGCCATGCTCTCAACCATAGACTGCGGATTGTTAGACCCTCTTACCATGCCCATTACCTGCTGTACCATCTGCATAGGATTGTTGTTTCCCATCATACCGCCTATCATGTTCATTAAAGGATTACTCATTGCTTAACTCTCCTTTCTCTGGTTGCTCTCCTAGCTTTGCTAGAAGCTCTTCAAACTCTGTTCTTGTAACATATCTATTATCATAGTTTACATTCTGTTTTTGGACTGTCTGCGTGGCTTCTGGTGGTATCTCTTCAAACCTAAACACCTTAAAAGTTGCACTGCCCATACCGTCTACACTCTTTACATAAAAGAAAGGTGCGTTGTTATCCATCATCCATGCCGTAGCCCCCGGCTGTACGATCTGGTTCTTTGCTCCATCTATGCCTGCGACTTGTATCCAGTTCACGTTTTGTGTTGGTACTTGTGGTTCTGGCATTGGTTTATTGTACTGCTGTTGCATCTGTTGTAACTGATTTAGCCTATCCTGCAATTGCATCGTGTCTTGATACATCGGTGCATAAGGATTATAGTTATATCCGTTCACTCTTCCACCTCCCTTTTATGTGTAAATTATCGCATTAAAAAAGAGACTCTAACAGGTCGTTAAAGTCTCATAAAAGTATCATATTAAATTAAAAAATTAGCACCATGATAGGGGTCATGGTGCTTGAACAATAAGGATAAGATTGAGGAACACCAATTGATGAAAAAAGGTGTCGTGTTGAAAAATGAAATTTAAACCAAAAAATTGAGGAAATTCAAAAATGATTTCTCATGCTCACAACAGTGAGCAAATGGAAGCAACAGGACTCGAACCTGTGACAGGTCGGTTATGAGCCGACTACTCTGACCAACTGAGTTATACTTCCACGGACTCCGTTAGGAATCCACCGTACTATATTACATAACAAAAAAATAAGAGAAAGGATTAAAGTATTATAAAATGAAAAAGCATCTCCGAAATAAACCACGTTCATTTAAAACTTAAAAGAAAATCTTATAATGATTTATTCAACAACTTATTACTTGTTACATTTATATTGTATCATGGATTTTTGCCTTTTCAATACCCTATTTTTTACGCCTTTTCGTAAGTCTTTTCAAAGATTTCTTTCTTACATGGGTAGATTTCCCCGTCCACACCAGTGATAAGCATATCATCTTTTCCAAGTAACATATCTCCCTCTAATGTTGGAATGATATAGCGATCATCATCATATCTTTTGATAATATATCCATTGTATTCAAGTTCTATTGGTTTACCATGTCCATTTTTTATAAGTTCTTCATATGTAACTGCTTCAATCACAACTGGTTTCTTTATATATTTAGCCATTATGTTTCTCCTTAACATACTCTAATAATCTTGTTATTAACTCTCCTGCTGATTCTCTTTGCTGTAGACAGACTTACGTTCATAAGCTCTGCACATTTCTCTAGTGGTATATTCTTTGCCCGATACTCGAACAATGTTCTTTCAACATCTGTGAAGTTGCAATACGTACGGAACATATTTAGTTCGGGTACGGTAAAATCATATACTTTCAAAAGCAAACACCTCACTGTTTGTCGTGTGTTGTCAGTGCATTTATCAGATCGTCTCTGGTTTTTTTTAGACCCTCAATGTTGTTTCCAGTAATCTTATTCTCAATCAAATTAAACATACTCTTCATGACTAAGTTCATATCGTCTTGCTGTTTGTTGATCGTACTATAGTCACTATTGAGCTTTTGATTAATTTCTTTGATATCTGTTTCTATATGTTCTATTCGCTGTTCCAAATCGTCTGTAGGCTTCTTGTAATGCTTATAGGCAGTGTACAATACTCCTATAGCTCCACCAATTGTAATAATCCACCCACAGGCTACCACAATTTCGTTTATAGTATCCATTATTTACCTCGTGCATTGTTGTATCGTGTTGCTGCACCTCGTGCTGATGATGCTTGACTCCTGTTCCAATCTGCTGTGTTTAGTCGTTCGCTCTGCTTCTTAAGATTGTTCTCTTTGCAGTAATCATTGTAGGCTTTGTTTTGCTTCTGCAATAGTGCCGCCTTTTTCTGATACTCCATGTCAAGATCGTGCTTTAAGGCTTCGTCCTTTGCATTATCCACAGCCGTTTTCATGCCGATTAACTGTCGTTTCGTCTTTCTGATACGTCTTTCAAGCTCTCTCTGTCGTTTCCGTTTTTCATATTCTTTGCGATTCTCTTCGCTGTCGTAGTCCTCAAACGGATTGTTTGTTCCATCCCCCGGACCGTGGGAGTGCCGGCAGTTTGCCCCATGGATTCCCTGCACGTTTCCCATACCGCAGACCGAAAAAGGCGGAAATCTTTGGTCATTACCGCTTTTGCTGTAAAACTTGCCTTGCCACCAGTAATGATTGGTTAAGTTGTCTCCACCGTCTCCAATTCTTGCTCCTAAATGTGCAGACGTGAGAATTATATCCCAGTTCATCTCGTCCATACGTGCATCTGTAATATCTGCTGCCATTTGGCTTACACCAGTACGGACCGCTCTCGCTGTAGCTGTCTCTATGCTGTCTCTACGTCCGCTAGGGTATGTTACATCTGCACCCTTGTCTATAATGTCGTTAACAGCTTCTTTGACCGCTTCTGTGTAGCTCGTTGTACCGCTTGCAGTCTGTGTATATGCTTTATCCACTGCTTTAATATAATTATCATGGCAGGCGTTCGGCATCGTGCCAGTAAAGTTATACATCTCTCCCTTGGTCTTTTCATAATTCCTTTGCAACAGTCTCTGTAGATAAGGACTTTCCCCGAGTGGTGTTGGTTCAAGACCTGCTTTCTTGTAGATTGTATCATCCCATTCAAGAGCCTTGATTCCTGCTTCTTTCATAGTGCGTGCGATCTCTGCAATACTTATCTTTGTCGTTTGTGCTATCTCTGCCTGCACCGCTTGCAAGATATACCCTGCATCCTGCAATACATCCATCTGCCACTTGTCAATAGGAGTAAAAAGGTAATCTTCCCCACGTCCTAGCCTTATCATCATTCGCTCGATAATGACAGATACAATTTTGTTATGCAACTCTTCTGCTTGCTTCTCTGCCTTTTCTGGCACATACCAGAGATAGGTAGGTGTTAACATAATCCCACCTGCCTATTCTTCTGGGTCTTTTACCATTAGTGCCGCATCTAGCATCTTACCAACTACTGCCGCATCCGCAGGCTTGCCCTCTTGCGTTAATGTTTTGTCTGTTTCTGTACTGCCTGTAACTCCTTTTTTGCAGATGTTGTACAACAGATTTTCTTGTTTTGTAAATGGTTCGGGCAGTTTTACATCTTCGCCATTAAGGTATTCAAGGTATTTTTCAATCCTGTACTTTCCCATGCTTTCACTCCTCTCCGCTTGCACCGAATAAGTCTGGCTCTTTCGGTTGTGCTTCTTCTTCAAGTGCTTTTGCTTCTTCTTCACTGAATCCCTCAAATTTAACTAGATAGTACCAGAATGGAATCTTGTTGGAAGTAACATAGCTGTACCATCTCGCTCTATCTTCATCTTCGTTGTATGTAATGTCTCCAAAGTCATACACGGTTTCATACGGTCCTCTTGGTGCTAATTGATACAGATCAGCGAATATATTAAGTGCTGCAATCAGATCATCCATGCAGGCTTGTAATTTGTCTCTTACGTCTTTAACAAATTGTATCGTCCTCTGTTGCTCTGCTTCAACTCCTGTTGCTGTCTGGATGCCTGTTGTTTCGTTAAACACAAAGTATCCGTTAGAGAATCCGCATTTATAGCCAATCTGGCTTAACAATGCATTGATTCCTGTCAATCGTGTATCCGTGTTGAGACTTGGGTTTACCTCTTGATAGAATCCTTTAATGTCTGAGCTATTTACATTCTTGACGTACTCTGGCAGTCTTAACCGCTTCTTGCTTCTCTCGAATCCATCTTGCGTATTGTTTACCCTTGTACCAGTCTCTAACAACTTGTCGGAGTCTAGTAACAACATTCTTCGGCTGTCGAATATCTCTGTTGCGTTCCTGCTGTATGCAGTGTCTAAATCTTTTAGCTCTTCTATTGCTTCGTAAAAGATAGGCAATCCTAAACTACAATGCAAGTCTACATTGTTCGCCTGCGGTGTTCTTAGAACTGCATACAGACGTTGTCCGTTTAGGTTTGTAAGTCCTACATCCTCTAGTTCTCCCCTCCAAGGTGTCTCGTCTATGTCAATCGGTTTTCCTGTATCGTTGGCATCCTTAGAAGCATAGCACCTATTTGTGATCTGATATACATCCTCAATATATCTGTGATATTCTAGTTTAGTGTAGTATGTCTTGCCATCACTGGAAATTTCACGATGCACAAATACAATCCCTTGAATCTCTCCATTGCTTTCGTCTGTTACAATAAAGTTTTCTGGCGTGATCAAGTCCACACTTGAGCCGTTAGGCTTTAATACTACTGTACCGTATGCACAGCCATATTCTACGTGATGTCGTACCTGTTCTAGTTCCTTGTCTATCTGCTCCTGCAACCAATTAGCTCTTGCACTGCCATCTATCTCTACGCCTATTGCAAGTGTAGCAAGGCGTGCTGTCTCCGAACACACCGCTTTTGCAAAGTTGATAGTCTTGATATGTTCGTCCTTGTCTAACCAGTACGGACTGCCCTTATAGATGTATGCACACTTTTCTATAGCTCTCTGCATCTCTGGACTGGTAACAGTATCAATCTTAAATTCGTCTCTTGCTTTTTGCCTAAAAAGGTTACTTAATATCTCTTTCATTCTGCTTATTATACCCATCTATTCCACCGCTATCAGTTTAACGTTTCCGATTTTTGTTTCTATATCTCCTTGTATCAAATCTCCATTAATCGTAAGCCAAACCCCACCATCATGGATAGATATTTTTTCTATATCCTTGATGCCTAACATTACATTTCCAATTTGTATACAAGTTACATCTTTTAGATTTATCATCATTATGCGTTCTCTCCTCTCCTCATGATCACTCTGTTGTATGCGTATCTCAACGAATCAATAGCATGATTGTCTCTGTCTGGGTATCCGCTTATTATGTTACCGTCTTTGTCTCTATCATACTCATACGTTGTAATTTCTTTGTATGCGTATGGTGTTCTCCGTGGGTCAATCACAATCTTCCTACGTTGTAGCCATTTCATGCCGTATTCAACTGACCCCGGGCCTTTAACTGCTGCCTGTGCTACAAGTCCTAAGTTTCTGTAGTCCTCTACTGATTTAGGCTCTGCACTATCGCAAATGATCGCATAATCGTTATAGCCTTTTTTCTTTATCCAGTCGGCTGTTTGCTCGTTTGACCGTTTGTTTACGCAATGCTCATCTATAAAATAGATCGTTTCTCTTGCCGCATCGTAGTATGTCCTCGTAAATGCGTACTTATCTGGATACCAACCCCAGTCGACACCTTGGTATATGCGGTCCATCTGTGCTATTTCTTCGTCTGTAATCTCTCTTACTTCTACATACTCAAACACTGCCCCACCATTACCGTTAGCAATACCCATGTATTCATGCTCGTACGCTTCGGGTCTAATTTCTTTTAGGTGCTCCGCTTCTTCGATAAACGGTTTACCTAACCATTCTTTAGGTACGTCTAGATATGTGCTTCTTACAATCATTCTGTTGTCTTTTGGTTCTTGCAAATATTGATTTGCCCAATTGTTAGCACTTTTCGGTGGGTTGAAGCTCTTAAATATATATGCCTTATCTCCACCACGAATAGCGGACTGTTCAATATTTCTCACTGCTTCGGGTCCTGCGAACTGGTCCAGTTCTTCAAACCACAGTATGCCGATATATCCGAACTCTGGGGAAATTGATTTAATCTTGTCTGGGTCATCAGCACCACGAAAATATACTTTTTGCCCTGTGTCTTTCATGGTAATTTCATAAGGCGAGCTTGTGTACTTATATTCTTTTTCCGTGAACTCCTGCTTTGTTATTGCCCACTTAGTTTTAGCATACACAGAATCCTTTACAGTGTTGTACACCTGTCTTACAACAAGTGCGTGCATGTTATGATCATTCCTCATAAGCTCCGTTATAATGTTAGGTATCGTAGAAGATTTACTCGAACCACGTCCCCCCGGTAATACATATTCTGTATGACCATGATTCCTTATATCTCTAACCATTGGATGAAACACATCAGGGATTATATCAAGGTCCATGTGATATGTCTTATTCTTTAATGCTTCTTCTCTTGCTTTCTTTTCTTCCTCTTCCTTTGCCTGCACTGTCAAAGCCTTTTCTAAGTCGTTCATGGCTTTTAACTGGTCGGGAAAGTCTGGGGTAAATCCAAAAGAATCTTGCAGTGCACCAGTAGCGATCATCGACCGTCTCCGCTGTATGTCTGCAAGACTCATAATATCATAGCCGTTTTCTTTGTCTGTTTTGGCTTGTAGTTCTGCTATATATTCTTTCACTCCATGCTTTTCAATGATGTTCTTTTTTGCGTTCTTCGCTGTTGCAGGGGAATATCCTGCTTCGATAGCGGCTTGATAATCATTCCCACCGTTTTTAATCCATGCATGAGCAAATGTTCTTTGCTTCTGTGTAAGTTCATTCCGCATTTATTTGCCCATTCCTTTCTCGTATGCTTGCCCATACGTCAGACAAGCATTTAATTATATCGACCTGTGAAGCGGTTCTTAGTATCTCATACCGTGTATCTTTCCAACCTTTTCTTGTATTCTCATATACTTTTATAGACAGGATGTACATTGTTATCATTCGCTTCTGGTCCTCTGAATAGAATTGTGTTGTATCTAAACTTATTACAAATCCGTTTGATACTATTGCTCTTTGTAGTTTTCGCATAATTCTATTTAGATTCATCTTCTCACATCCTTTCTAGGTTTATATATATTTAAACAGACCGTTAGGCAAGCGTCACATCTCTTGCATCTCTTTTAACCCATAGGGTGCGTGGTTGCAACGAAATTTGCCACCTCTAACGATCTGTTATTATCTCTTATATTCTTTTGTGCTTGGATTCCTGCTTTTATATTTGTCGCAGGTGCATAGATATGCGTTGTATATTCTGTCATACTTGCCTACGTCACACATATAGTAGTTCTTTGTATCACTTCCTAGTAGATACATACATTCAGCACAGCATATACTTCTATCTTCCATTCTGCACCTCTTTCTGGTATCTACTGCATACGCACATATGACTACACTTTATGTTTACCAGTACCACTTCTGTTTTGTTTTCTGGGATTGCTCTTCTCTTTGTCTCTGTCACGATCTCGCAGTACACGCAATCGTTACAGCAATTCTTTAGTTTGTTATTAATCAAAAAAAAGACACCTCCCGACTATGGTTATTATCTAAGATAATTATACCATGGTGGAAAGTGTCTTTGTTAACACTCTTTTTATTTAATTCTTTTACCATCTTTCCATATTTTTTATTAACTTTCAGTTTTTCTTATCCTTTTTATCCTTTACATACTCTTTATGCTCTTCCAGAAATTTTCCGAACATTTCTTTTTCGGCTTTCTCTCTTGCTTCTCTTGTGTCTTCTTTCTTTGCTTGTCTCCTTTAACTGTCTTTATTATGCATAATATTTATTCATAAGTCAACACTTTTTAGATAAAATATTTTATTTTTTCATCATCTGTTATTTCTATATCAATTACATCATCTACATTTTTTCTGAGCATACAGCAAATAGCATTAAGACTTTTCATATTTATTGGTTCTCCTCGCTTTATCTTTGCAAGTGTCCCCTCGCTTAAATACTTGTTTTTTCTTATTATATAAGAAGTATACCCTTTTTTCTTCAATTCTTCCTGCACATCTAATTTGTATTTTATCATCGTTTTTCCCTCCTTTTGCATTATTATAGCACACTCATGATTTTACATCAAGAATTTTATACATAAATTTTATGCACTTTTCTATTGACGTATGCATAGATTTTATGTATAATAAAAGTAAGTTAAGAGAGCAAAGCAAACAAGAAAAGGAGAAAAGAAGATGAAAGAAGCAATCAAAAAATTAGAATCAAAAGGATACTACATTGACAATCAGTTTGACGGATGGTTCGGAACTTTTCCAGACAGATTCGAACTCCACAAAGGAGACGAGATCGTCATGGATAATTTATCAGAATCACAGGTTATTAGCTTAGCAGAGATTTTATAAGTCTCTGCTAGACAATTTAGGAGGTGTTATCATGAAATATTTTACAGCCAAAAACTTACAGGAACTCAGAAAAGAATACAAAAAATTAATGGTAGCCAACCACCCGGACAACGGTGGAGACGTTGTTACATGTCAAGAGATTACAGCCGAATACAAGAAACTGTTTGACATGTTCAAGGCAGGGCAGACACCAGAAGAAGAAAAGAAAAATACATTTGATTACAAGGCAGACGAAGCCTTAAGAAATGTTATTAATAATATTGTTTCTTTCGATGGTGTAAATATCGAGGTAGTAGGCTCTTGGATTTGGGTAGATGGTAATACATTCCCGTACAAAGAAGAGCTAAAGAAGTTAGGCTTTAAGTGGTCTAAGAATCGTAAAAAGTGGCACTTCTCAACAGAGCCATCTGGAAAGTGGCATAAAAAGAAAATATCTTTCGAGGACATTCAAAGAAAATACGGAAGTGAAAAAGTAAAGACTTCCAATGTTTCAAGAATTGCATAGTAAAAGAGATCTGGAAGAACTCAAAAGCTCCCAGATCTCTTTTTTATTATTATCTCGTAATCATATCCCATTATACCCAAAAAATCCTTTAAATCACTTAAGGATACTTTTTTATTATTAAATTTGTTGTTTAGCTGCTGCGGTGTTGACAATCCTAAGAGCTGTGACGCTTCTGTCATTGTCATGCCGTTCCTTTTTAGTAGTTCTTTGTAGATTTCTTTTAATTGCTTGTTGTCCTTGTAAGTAAAGTTTATATTGTATTCCATCAACCACACCTCTTTTCTGTTTTTAAATCATTATAATTTAAAATATATCATATGTCAAACGAAAAAAGTTTATTTTTATCATTGACATTTAAACTAAAATCATTTATACTCTAGTTAAAGATAAACGAAAAACATTTAAAAAGGAGAAAAGAAGATGAAAGAATTAAGAAAAGAAATTGAAAAGTTAGTCGAAAATGAGGACTTCGTTTCTTATGAAGAATTTATTTACGAACTGGAAGAAGAAAAAGAAGAAGTTAAAAAATATCTCGAATGGAGAGCAAACGGTGGGAAGATGAACACTGAAACACTTCCAGACGGATATGTAGAAGCTTGTAAAAAGATTTTAGGAGGGATTGAAAATGAATAAAGTAATCGCAAGACACAAATTTTGGTTACATCAAACAGAATGTATTATTTCCACAGCTTATGTGGAAGTATTACACGAATACCAAACCGTTGTAATGTATATGGATGATTTTGAAGAAATTGATTCTTATACAACCTGCAGCAAGCAAGAAGCCTTAAAGCTCCATGAATCACTTGTTGAACAGTGGAAAGATAGACTTAATAAAAATCGTCTTGTCAAGGCTGATCGTGACAGTCTTGTAATACCTGCATAACATACACCACCCACCCCGGAGGTTACGAGGGTAGAAAAGGAGAACTAGCATGATTAAAATTGTACAGTGGTTAATGAGTTGCGGTTATACCGAAAAAGAAGCCGTTAAAGAAGCAAATTCAATGATTGAACAAAATCGTTGGGATGGTGCTGAAATGTGTTCACGAGAATATGCAATAGAAATGATTTTGGAAGATTTGGGGTGTTTATATGAATAAAATATTATTATCAATCATACTTACAGCGATCATTACCGCAGGTATCACAGCAAACTACATTATCACGCATCAACAGGTAAGCGGTGCAACTGGTAACTATAACGTGCGGATTTTAGATCACAACTTTTTATACAAATAACATTGAGGACCAGAGTTTTTCTGGTCCTTTTCTGAATTTTTCTTGTGCATTAGTAATATAGTATGTATAATTCATTGCAGAAAGAGGTGTTTATTATGGCTTTAAGAGAATGTGTTGTATGTGGAAAGACTTTTGATGGGGCACCAAGTGCAAAATATTGCTCCGAAGAATGTAAAAACGCACCACGATATACAAATGAATTTAATGGAGAAAAGTGGGGAAAATTAACTATCATAGATGCTTATAGAAAAAAAGGAAGAGTTTATGCCATTTGCAAATGTGAATGTGGAAATACAAAAACTATAAGATACGATGCTTTAACATCTGGTCGAACTCAATCTTGCGGATGTTTTGCCGAAGCTAATTACTATAAACCATTTGACCTCACTGGTAAAGTTAACGATTATGGTTGCAAAGCAATTAAGCAAATAAGAGTTGGAAATCGGTATAAATGGGAATGTGAATGTTCTTGCGGAAAGCACTACCTAGTTCCTGCCGGACTATTTTACAAACAAATGTCTTGTGGTTGCTCACATCAAAGAAGTGCCAGAGAAAACCTCAAAAAGGCTGCGGAAACATGTGAACAAGGATATATAGAAAATACATCCATTATATCAATCAAACCTAGAAAAATGTTGCGGAATAACACATCTGGAGTTCGTGGTGTTAGTTGGGACAAAAATCGGCGAAAATGGGCTGCTACAATAGTATTTAAAGGCAAAACATACCATTTAGGAAGATACAACAACATAGAAGATGCAGCCGCAGTTAGAAAAGAAGCAGAAAACGCTCTGTTTGGAGATTTTCTTAAATGGTTTCAAGAAGCGTATCCAGAACGATGGGAAAAATTCAATAAAAAGGCAAAAAAAGAAGAAGCAGATTAAACCCCTGCTTCTTCTTTTACATTCTCTAAATTTTCTTTTAACATCTGTACACACTCATTGAATCCATCCCTTTTACCGCATAGATACATATTATAACCTCTGTAATCGTCCATAGGCGGTATTAATGTACATAATGCATATAAATCTTGCTTATTCATTTTAAACTCCTTTAAATCCTGCAATTATCGCACAAAATACAGTTGATAACACACATACATAAGATGATAACATTGCAATTTTTAAAATATATTGCTCACTTTTTAGCCATCCTTTCTAGCATTTCGCAGGTACACGTTAGCCTGTTAACCTGTTGGCACTTTTCTAAATACATCTTATCCATATCTTTTATTGCCTGCGGTATTAGTCCTATATCTTTGTACTCTATAAGCTCTTTTAATGCTTTCACTATAACGTAGTCCAATGGTGTTACAATATTAGCTTTATAAGCTTCTAGTGCGTTTCTGACATCATCAATATCTAATCGTGTTTCTTTTTCTTGCTGATACATCACATTTGCTCCTTTCCATATAGTTTGTCGTATTTCTCGCAAATATTATCATATTCAATTGCCATGAGATCAATTTTTTCTTGTCTTTTTTTCATCCCATTAATTTCATCGGGTGTTAGTCCTGTCTCTTTGTACTGTATAAGTTCTTTTAATGCCATTACTATCACTTGGTCCAATGGAGTTTTTACAATGGCTTTATAGGCACTTAGTGCGTTTCTGATAACATCAAGATTTAGATTCTCTGGTTCTTCAATCTCTTCCATTCTTTCAAACATCTCATACATCGTAACACCCAATGCTCCTGCTATAGTCATAAGATTAATGTGTTTTGGTTCTTTTTCCCCAAGTTCATATGCTTTAATATCAGTGACTGTATAACCGCATCTTTCAGCAAGTTCTTTTTGTGTCATTCCTTGTGCTTCTCTGGTTTTCTTTATTGCTTTAGCTGTACTAATCATTTTCTTCCCCTCCTGTTCCTGTTCAAAGCATTCCGTTTCATAAATTTTTCTTTAGATAACGACTTGTAATAAGGATTTTTCCTTTTGATAACGTTCTTCTCTGCCTTACAATCGTCTTGAAACTGTTTATAGCCGTCACATAGGGTATGGCAATTATAAGCTCTTCCTGTGGCTTCTGTGCACCCATAGCACGGATTATCTTTCCCTCTCATAATAACGCCCCTTTATAACTTGATAACTTTTTGTCCTCTGTCATACTGATTAAGTATTTTATCCAACACTTTTATTGCTTCTTCTCTTGTTTCACATTTCTTGATAGTGTATACATTATATAATGTCACACAACTTACCTCATATCCATTTACTGATTCAGAAACATATAACCTAACGGCATGTTGCATATTTATAGCCGTTGCATCATCAATTTTTATTAACACTTAAGACCTCGCTTTCTCCCCAGTCTAACCGATTCCCACACTCACAAACTTCTGTCCATTCCGCTACATAACTTTTACATTTAGGACATCTGTATAACGCCACGTCTTTTCCTTTAAGGCTTTTGTGCCGTTCTCTTATCGGCAGACTGTGTAATATTTCTCCCATGTGTTCATAATCTTCTAACGTCATTGTAATCGTATCTCTTGCTTTAGCGGACTGGCAGAAACCACTGACTACCAGTCCTAAGAAAACACCAATGATAACAAGTAAGATTTTTAGTATCATTCTTTCAGCTCCTCTTCTTCTTCCATGGTAACTGGTCCACCAACAGTTCTCCTAAAATTTAATGTTACGTGCAAACTATTGTGTTTTTCTGTTCTCATGCTTGTTCTAATACAGTCCACATTTTTATCAGCTCGATTTGAATATATTTTCATTCTCCCACCTCTAAATCTTTCGCAAGCTTGAATCCTGTTCTCCCAACATTTCTAAGATTTTCTTTGATTAGCGTCTTTTTCGGTGTCCTGTTTCTGTCGTACCAGTTCCAGTCGTCGTCCTCTCTTGCTTTTTTCTTTGTTTCATAACTTTTCTCATACTGATATTCTTCTTTTGCCATCTCTAAACAAGCGATCATGTAATCTATTTGTTTGATAACATCCATGTTCTTTCTCCTTTACAAATATCTAAACCATCTAATGTAATTGACCTACAAAGTGAATATTTCATTCTATAAATCACATAAAACTTAAAACAATCTGTTAATACATCAATGTGGCAAATTATAATGTCTGATTCTTCGCACTGATGAATAAGTGCAAGTTCAAGTTTGATGCGTTTTTCTAGTTCTTCGTCTGGCATAATAAGCTCCTTTATTTAACCCTACTAGTCATTTCACGATCACTTCCACAGTGTGTACATTTTGTTATTTTCTGGGCATCTGACTCAAAAAGTGCATTTACCAACTCAGTTTTCTGTTTTTTTGTCATATACTGTGCGTTACGAGCAATTAATCTATGAATCTGGTAGTATTCACTATCAAAATCACTTTTTTCTCCTGTCCCCAATAAGTAATCAGAAGTGGTGTGTAACGCATTTGCTATATTGGCAATAATTGGCCCTTTAGGGATTCGGCCTCCGCTGACATATCGTGACATGGAAACTTCAGTAACGCCAACTTTGTTAGCAAGCTCTCTCTGTGTCAGTCCGCTTTTTTTCAATAAATTAGCAATCCTACCTCCTAAGTTATTTTTGTTCATTGTATTTACCTCTTTCTAACTTTGCTTCATCATGTTTCTAATCTTCAACATAATAATCACGTTTAAATTCTTCGTAGCTCATAATACGTTTGCTGCAGTCCATACATCTCATTGTTTTGTTATAACTAAAGTAATCCATGACTTCACTGCTTTCCATCTTTCCATCAAAGCTATATGTGTCAGTTCCATTGGCTTTAAACTTTGCAAACATTCCACGATCACTTCCACAGTATGGGCATTTTGTTATTTTCTGCATATTTCAACCCCCATTTCTTTTAATCTTTTCTTGGTCATCTCTTTTAATAAATCATGGTAACATTTGTCACACAAGAAGATTGTACGCTTCTGATCTGTGCCGAAAACGATTCTTTTCATTCCTTTATCTTCTGTAAAATCTTTTTCACACTCTACACAACTGCCGTGCCTGTCTGAACCTTTTAATGTGTTGATATCAACTATTTTCATTGCTTTTTCTCCTTTACTTCATCATACTTCTGTACGGCTCAAAGAAATCTTCTTTTCTTAACTCACATTCGCACTTAAGACAAATAAATTTGCTTTGTATTTTCATATCTGAATTTATTTGTATATACTCTCTTCCGATGTCCTCATTGAATAACCAACTATTACACCATTTGCACCTTGCTGTTGGCATTTTAAATCTCCTCATTTTCAAATTCCTTTATTTCTTTCCATGCAATAACCCTATCGTTACTATAGTACCTTGCCTTTTTGGCTGTTGCATTTCTCCATCCGCAGGAATCATGCCATGTTCTGTTTACGCAACCGCCTTTTATAGTTACTAAAACATCTTTGTTATCTTCTGGCAGATCAGCAGGATTCTTTCTTAAGTCGTGCCATCTGTATTTGTTTTGCTCGTCAAATAGGTAAGACACTACATCTAACACCTGCTTTTTTGTGATACTGTTTATTGTCGCTGCATCTAATACCTGCTGTATTGCTTCATATTTTTCATCTTCCGTAAACTCCTTTGAATCAATTTGCATAAATACTGCGAACGCTTTTGTAAAATTCATTCCTCTCCCTCACTTTCTACCCCAAAGATGTATTTAAGGATTCTGTCTTTTCCTACTGCTTCGATTGCATCAAATAAAACATCTCTTGATGTAAACATAACTGCACCCTGTACGTTTGCTGCAGCCCATGTTTCACAAAGAAGTCTTTTCCCATCTTCTTCATATCGAATTAAATAACAACGATTGGTAGATGCTGTACCATTGTGTTCCTCTGCGTATCTCTGCAACTCAACTTCTACTTTCTTTTTTTCTCTGGCAAACCACGCTGACTCTTTTGTGAAAAAGACGTTTCCCAATTCCCATCTTCCATTATCCAAAGAATCATTCGTCCACCTGCTTTGTATAATAGCTCCATCATCATTAATATAAAAATATTCTTCTAATTGTCGTGGTTTCTTTACCTTTGCATCCTGTTCCTTATCTGGTTCTTTTCCATTAATCTTCCCAACAAGTCTGTAAAACTCTTTTTCTTCTGCTTCTGTTAGATTTTTAATTCCCATATTTAATCCTCCTTATTTGTTAAATAATCTTCTATGGCTTGATCTAAAAATCTACTACTGATAAGCCAACAATCAATGTATGTTGTTTTATTTTGTTTGTTATATATCAATAGACTTTTGTTTTTAACATTTTTCAATGTTATTCTCATCATGAGTGTATCTGTATTATTGCTTAACTCATCAACTCCTAAAACCGTGTTTTGTGTAAGTTGATTTAGCTGACTTGTAATACGCTGTAAACACGTTTCTTTACAAATTACTTTGTTCCATGTTGGTTTCAAACATCTAATAGTTGTATGTGTATCGTTTCTCTCATCAACATTTGACAAAATAAAACAATCATCTAATTCTTTTATTTCTTCTCCGCTTATAATTGCTTTCGTTTCTATATTATAAATTTGCATTTTTACTCCTTTACTGTCCATTCTCTCCCCTGCCGTTAATAGCAGGGGAAATCATGACTTATACAATAGCTATATTGTACTTATGCGTTGCGAGGATTCTTTTATTTAGTTGTCGTGTGGTATATAAAAATCCTGTGCAACAAGCCTTTTCTGGCTTGAGTCTCTGCCTAATAAAAAATGAAAAATGGAAGAATCTGAAAATACAAAAAAAACATTATTTACAGTTACTTAGGCAGAGAATCAAACCAGAAAAGGGTTATTTAGTTACTACTTCTTAATCTTTTCTAATTCTTCTTTGAAATGCATTTCCATAAGGTCTGCGATCATCAAATACTCTTTTGCGTACTTAGTATCCTTATGTGTTTCTTCCACTTTTTCTCTGAATTGCTCTAATGTACCGCTAAAGCATCCGCAATTTACACAAACATTTCCGTCTTTAGTAATAAAAAATGTGGTGTTTCTATACTCACTGCCAAAGCCTTTTACTGCTGCATACATCTGATCTCCAGACACCCATGCATCTCCAGACACCCATGCATCTCCAGACACCCTTGCATTTCCAGACACCCATGCATTTCCATACACCCTTGCATTTCCATACACCATTGCATCTCCAGACACCCATGCATCTCCATCATGATCCAGATTTTCTTCTTTCTCTACAAAACCACCTAGCTCTCCTTTTTCTACTTTTCCAAACTCTACAAGAGCTTTAATTCTGAATAACTTAGTTCCTAAAAAGTTAGTAATAAATTCTGTTGTTAATTCAAATTTTTTCATTTCTTTAATCTCCTTTTCTTATTTCCAATAGACTGCACTAGATGTGACATGAATACCTCTAGGTTTCCTTTTGTTACGTTGCTGTTCTGCTTCAATTTCTTTTCTTACTTCATCCCCGAATTTTTCTGTCCAAAATGTAATCAAATACTCTGGAATCTTAAACATTTGTGAGCAAGATTTTGACGTATTGTTTTTTGTCAGTCTTGTCTTTACTACCATTTTTATGTATTCACGAGAATATGGGGCGTTTTCTTCTTTGTTTTCATCTAAATTCTGTTTTTTCCATTTAAATAGGGTGGATGAATCAATGCCGTATTCTTTCGCAACGCTCTTTACCTCATGTCTTGCGTTACTTTCTGCAACAACTTTTCTTTTAAATTCTGTTGTGAATTTTTTATACCCCATCTTCTTCCGCCACCTTTCTGTAGATTGCTACATTCCTGCCTGTCAAACTGTCATGACGTTTACCGCATACCTCAATACGTCCGTCCTGCACTAACTCCGTTAGCCGTGGTTGTACCTGCTGTCTTGTCGGTTCTAATACTTTTTTGTGCTTATATAACACCGTTGCGATCTCTCGTGCTGTCATTGCTCCGTATTCGAGTTGTTCTAAAATCAAGATATGCATTGCTTCTTTATTAACCTTTTGATGTGATTCTCTTCTGGTCTGCTTAGTAATGGAAGAACTTCTTAAAGCTATCTCGTTACTAAAAAAACTCATTTGATACATTTTCCATCACTCCTTTTTCCTTACTCTAATTGCTTATGTAGTAACTGCATCTCTAAATTATCAAAGTCATAGTCTCTCTCACACTCTAAGACACTTGCAGGATTCCGCTGTGGCTTCGGTTCTGGTGGTTTCTCGTAGTTCTCGTCAAGGTAGTCCACGTAACCGCTGTTAAAGAATGTCGAACCGTTCTGTGGTTTTCTCCAACTACTGTCCTTAGATAAATCATCCAGATACCTTTTCAAAGCTCTTTCTATTTTTTCTTCTCCTATCTCATACAGAGTCTTTTTCTTTGTGTCGGATACCTGTCCTTTACCACGTTTATTCGGGTACTGTTTCCAGAGTCTTTCAAAGCAATCAATGAATGCTTTTTTGTTCGACTTTTCGCAATTTTCTTTTGATTTCTCGCAATTTTTCTTTGCGTTTTTGTCTGGTTGTTCCATTTTTCGTTCCACTGGTTGTTCCATTTTTGTTCCATTTTCAACCACCGTGTTTTCCTCGGTAGTTGTTTCTGCAACTTGTCCACAATCTATGTACTTTTGATACTTTACTGTGTATATCGTGTATTTATTTGTGCTTTTTGTGGATATGTACCCAGTATCTTTTAGTTTCTTTAGTGCTGTTCGGACCTGCGATTCTGTCAATCCTGTCTCTGCACTAATTCTTGTTATAGAAGAAACAAATTGTCCTGCCTTGATTTCTCTGCCGCAGTACCGCTTGTCCTCTAAATTTGTATGTAGTAGGCAGTGGCAAAACAATCTAAATACATTTGTGTTTTCATACCATTCCCAATCTGTATTTATATTTATGTTCATTCACTGCCCTCCTGCTTAATCTTATGGATATTTAGTTTCATGGATAGTTACTTCTATCCGTGGTCTTTTTTTGTCAATTTCAAAGTTATCTGTAAATCCTTTTACATACTTCCAACCATCATCTGGGAACACTCCTGCTTCTACAAGGCTGTCTAAGATGTATTTCTTAGCCGATGCAATATTGTCGGGATCACGTCTGCGGTCCTTTTCGTACCATGTAATTTCTACATGAACAGGGAATCTTATTTCTCTGTCCTTTTCCCTTAATTCATAAGGGATACTGCATCTACAGATTTTCTGATTACTTCTCTTGCATTTTGCCCCTTTATAAGGATTAGTCCTGCAAGCATTAACGTAAGCATTTAATCCGTCCAACCTGCCTTGGATTGTGTACGTTACAGCCATGACTTACCAAACTCCTCTCTAAATGATTCTCTGTCTCCTACGTGCTTCTCATAAGCTTTCTGTGCCAGTTTCTTATACATTAGATCGTAGTTTTTATTTAAGTGTGCTGACTGTTTACCGCCTGTGTGATGTTCTCTACATAATGGAATCACTAAATTATACTTATCTGCTTTCTTCCTGTTTGCCGTTCCGTGCAAACAATGATGTATCTCTACGTTAGGACTTCCGCATAAATAGCAATGTTCCATATCGTCAACGATGATTGATTTTTTCTTTTTCAATCTTAAGTCCCCACCTTTCTTCCATTTCTTTTATATCCTGCGGTGTTGCTGTCTCAATTCCAAGCTCTTTTGCTTCTGCAACAGTTCCTTTTATCAGTTCAGACATTTCCTTTGTGTCGTAGGTATGACTCCCACGCATTACCAGATTGATTCTGAATAGCTTTCCTGCCTTATTCGTAGTTGTCTGGGTTGTCGGCTGTAGGTGGCAAAATTCAAGGTCGTACACTTCTATATCGTTATCCAACGGAAGTGATACAAGAGAACCGTTTATAATCTCATGCTGTCCGTACTCTGCTATGAGTTTGTTCTTTATGTATACCTGGCTGTTGTCCGTTACTTCTGCGATTTTTCCAACCAATACATGAAAGTATGCATTGGCATCTAAACTCCTGCCCTCACGGTACTGAACAACCTTAAGCCGACATTCTTTATCTTTCAGTCGGTCATATTCCCCTCGTATGTCTTTTTCACACACAAGGGAAATAACCTGCTTACCGCTTTCAAAATCAATGGATATATCATGAATTTTGGCTTTAGTTTCCATCTAATCAGCTCCAAATCTTTCTTACGTTAGCCTTGTCTTTGTTGGCTACAATGTACTGATATTCTCCCTCTGTAATTTCTGAAATGGATTTGTGATGATAAGATGCAAGAATCTTGTTAATATCAAATGCCATTTCATCACACAGACTCAAAAGTGTGTCCTGTTTGATTTTTGAAATCTTCATACCTCTTATTGCTTCTGCGTTGTTATCATCTGTCTGCTTGTCCGCTCTTGCTTTGCGTTCTTTTTGATTTTCGTCCGTATCAGCATCTTTTGTATCATCCAGTAAGAAGATTCCATTTAAGGCATACTTACGTGCATAAGATGATGCCGTTCCTGTTATCTGAGAATCATCCATTCCTTTTTTATTAAGTGCTTCTCTTGCAAGTGCTGTTGTTACTACACTTGCTTCTGTTTCAATGTCCTGCACCTTTACCGTTGCTTTTACATAGACACGATCGCCAACGGCTATTACATCATCTGTTATGTACATTGCAAGCTTCTGTTCTTCCAGAAGTGGTTTCACAGCTTCTAAGATTCCCTCTGCGTTGCGGTACATATACCCACCGAATGAGTTTCTTAGATTTTTTGGTGCTTTCAATGTTGTCTGAATCTTCATCATCTTTTCATGTATTGTCATGTTATCTATCTCCCATCTGGTTCATATTCTCCGTTATACGGAATTACATTTCCCTGTTCATTGACTTCTTTCACACTGCATACATCATCAAAACGAGCTTCTTTTAGTTCCTCTAATTCCTTTTTGAATTTTGGATTTCCTGTAAACACGTCCCACATATACTCTAGTAGCCATGTTTTATCTTCTTCATTGTTTCTTGCCTGCTTCCAGATATATTCTGTTGCATCTTCTTCTGGGATTACTGTCCCATATTCGTTTGTGTATCCTGTTACGATCATTCCTGCTCACTCCTTTGCTTCTTTAAGAATCTCTTCTACATCAAATTCTTTTGGTACTGTTTCTTCCTGCTCATTTTCTTTAAGCATTGCAAAAAGTCTAAGCACACTTGCTGTATATGCTAAATTTTCAAAAATGGTTTCAATAGCATCGTTATTCGCCATTCTTTCATTTAAGATTGTATTTGCGTTATCAAATGCTTCTTCTTTGTTGTATATCCATTCTTCATTATCTTGTCCGTAAAGTTTTACAATAAGTTTGCTATAAAACTCTGTCATGCCTGTTGCAATTTTTTTATCTGCTACCTTATTTTCCTCTTCTGTAAACCTTGGGTCTCTAGTTTCTTTCACTGCTTCAATAATTACTTTTCTTGCTGCATCCTTAAACTCTTTTTTTGTAATAATCATTGTCACATTCTCCTTTTCCTGCTATACTGTTGTTATACATTTTTTGTTAAGCACTTAAGACCTGCCATGTCTGGGTGCTTTTTTTCATTTCCATCCATCACGCTCTTGTGCGATTAATGCCAGTCCTGCGGCTACGCAAGTACCCATAAACCAGAATGGCATTAAATCTAATCCGCAGACTAACAGTCCGCACCCCATCATAAATGCTCCCATTTTCATTTAGAATCCTCCTCTCTGCATTGCTTGGTTCTCATTTGCTAGCTTTCTTACTCTCCATTTTTCAAACAACTCAGTGTCAAAGAAGATTGGAGAATTTTTCTTAGCACCTTTTTGTGCAAAGTCTTGTCCACGTTCCCGATAAGCTTCATCCAGAAACGACCTCGGGAACCCCATCTTAACAAGTTCTCCCATCTTCATGACTGCTTTCGGGTATTCCATCTTTACTCCTTTCTCTTACTTTCCTGCTACTGTATCAATGTACTGTCTGATTTTTTCCATCGAATTTAACTTTCTGCCGTTAACTCTGACGACTGCGTCCGCCTGTTGTGCTATTGCTTTAGCGGTTTTTCTTCCAACCCCTAACACACAACGTAACTCTTCATCCGTTACTAGCAATCTGTTTTTTAGTACTTCTGTATCATTGCTTGCATACTTTGTTTTTTCCAACTTTGCCTCACTTTCTCCGCTTCTTCCTGCGGTAGTATCCTCTTTTCTTCATTCCTGCCTGTCTGAACGCTACTTTCTTGTATTTTCCGTTCTTCTTGGCTTTAATTCTTTGTCCCATTCTTTAAGTCTCCATCAATGTCGGTGTGATAGTTGTTAACTCCACTTCCGTCCTGCTGAACGTATTCATATGAGTTGAACACATATATCCACACTGTATTTGTCGCTACCAATGCAATGAATGTAATTAACCAGATTGCAAACCATCTTTTTGCTGTCCGTTTACTTTGCTCAATTACCTCTGTTGCAAAGTATTCTTCTAAGTCTTTCCACTGCTTTGTTTTATCTTCCATTCCGCACCTCTTTCTTGCGGTGTTAAAAAAATTGTGTTATAATTTTCTTACCGCTAAGCTATGGTTAGTGGTTACATTCGCCCTGTGTGGTAGTTCCATTACCGCATGGGGCATTTTTATTTCTTTCGTGCTTCTCTTCTCTTTTTACTTCTGTAGTTGTCGATTAATACAGCTGTGATTTCAAGTGCAATTACTCCTACAGCTCCTACAAATATTCCTAATTGAAATGGTGGAATATACATTTCTGCACTCCTTTCTGTGTTATAATCTCCTTAGGAGGTATACTATGTCTAAAAATCCTTTACCGCATCTTGATAAACCAGATGAAGAAACCATTGATAAAATGAAATCTTCCGACTATTCCAAAAATCAAAAGATTCAAGATGCTATTAATTCATCCATTTCCGCTGACAGCAAAAGGAAATATCAGCAGAAATTTAATTGGTTTTCTAAACATTGGTTAGAGTTGCTATCTGTCTTAATTGCTTTAATAGCTCTTATCGTCAGTCTATTTAAGTAGCAATCTCGCAATCGCAAGTACCAATGCTGTACAAGAAAGCACAAAAGATATTCTTGTAATCAATGGGTACTCTGACCATGCTCTCATTTTTTTATGAGAATATCTTTTCTTCACTACTCACTCTCCTCTAAAAAATAATCTACTGTCACGCCAAAGTAATCTGCTAATGTTTTAATGCTTTTTAATCCCGGTTTGATTCTTCCTGCTTTCCAGTCAGAAAACAAAGAACTTGTCATTCCTGTATCTTTTGATACTCGGTAGTCCGTAATACCTTTTTTATCTCTTAATTGACAATATCTTTCATAAACCAAATTTTTTCACTCCTTTCTTCTTAAATCTATTGCTTTTATCTCGGTTTAGTGATATATTGTGATTAACGAATTATTTATCACTTGATTTAACGAGTCACTCGCCAAACCGACTCGCTTTTACCTCGCTCATCCGAGCTACAAGTGTATATTAGCACGTTCTGACGAGGTAGTCAAGGGTTTTATTTCGTTGTGTCGAATTATTTTTTATAAAAAGGGGCAACGCTATGTATGAAATTTTTGAAAAATTGTTAAAAGGACGTGGCATAACAGCCTATCGTTTTTGCAAAGACACAGGAGTTTCAACTTCTACAATCAGTACTTGGAAAAAGAAAAATTCCAAAATTGGTATGGATTTAGCAGAAACGATTTCAAATTATTTTGGAGTATCTATTGATTACCTCATGACAGGAAAGGAGGATGAACAGAAAGGAAAAGATAATACTGTCGATCTCAAGCAAAAATATAGGGAGCTTGAAGAACTTTTAAGAAGTGACTCAATGAAACCTGTTCGTTATGATGGTAAACCTGTCAATAACGATACGATAAATTTATTGCTAAAACAGATTGAGATTTCACTTGCAATGCTAAAAAAATAAACAGGAGGGTTATGTATGAGAAAAAATCAAATCAAAAATACAGTAAATGATTTGATTGAAACATACGGTACGAGAAATCCATATTTACTTGCTAGTTACCTTGACGTAACAATCCAGTATGGAGACTTAGGAGAACTGCAAGGATGCTACATGAAAATATGGGATAAGAAATTTATTTATATCAACGATAGAATCGAGGATGATAAGCTAAGAGATACTGTTGTTGCTCATGAATTGGCACATAGTATTATGCACAATGAAGATTATTATTTTTTCAGTTATGGTAAACAGTTTCAATCAAACAAAACTGAAATTGAAGCTCACACATTCGCAGCGGAGCTTTTGATACCAGATGAAACAATTATCGAACATCCGGGGTATACGCTTGATCAATTATCATCGTTAACCGGATATGCTGAAAGATTAGTCAGCTTCAAAAGACTTTAATTTTTTTCTTTTTTTGTTTTATTTTTT